ATGACTGCGACTAATCAATTTGCTGCGCACGTTGGTCTGGACTGGGCAGATAAAAAGCACGATGTCTGTGTTCAGTTTAAAAACGGTGAACGCACATTCCATGTGATTGAACATACGCCGGAAGCACTTGATGTCTGGCTTACCGAGTTACACCAGAAGGTAAAAGGCAGGATCGCTATCGCCGTTGAGCTGAAGAAAGGTCCCGTGGTGTATGCTCTTCAGAAATATCCATTTATCACCGTTTTCCCCGTCCACGCTTTGTCCCTGGCCCGTTACCGGCAGGCCTTCTCGCCCAGCGGCGCTAAAGATGACCCGCAGGATGCCGAGCTGGCATTAGAGTTAATGCTGCGTTATCCCCAAAAGATAAAAGCCATTGAACCCGACAATGCGGATATCCGGTTACTCCAGCAACTGGTTGAGCAGCGCCGTCAGCTGGTTGAAGATAAACGCCGTTTTGTGAACCGGATAATCAACACACTTAAACAGTATTATCCTCAGCCACTGGAGTGGTTCTCACATCGGGGTAGCTTACTATTGTGTGAGCTGATTATCCGGTGGCCCAGTCTGCAACAACTGAAACGAGCGAGGCGCGACACGATCCGCAACTTTCTGAATGCCAAAGGTGGCCGCGCAATGGCTCTTACCGAGCAACGTGTTGCGAGTATTGATAACGCGATCCCATTGACTACAGACCCGAGCGTTATAGAGGCTAATGCTTTGATGGCAACAGCACTGGCGACACAAATTAAAGTCGTGAGTGAAATCATCAAAACCTATGACGAACGAATCGAAGCGTTGTTTGACACATTGCCAGATGCGGAGCTGTTCAAATCACTTCCGGGCATGGGGCCGTGTATGGGCCCACGAATGCTTGCTGCACTTGGTGATAACCGTGACCGGTTTAACAGCGCTGAAGAAATTCAAAACTACGCAGGTATTGCACCGGTGACAGAACGAAGTGGCCAGAAATCCTGGGTTCACTGGCGATGGCAGTGTGCCAAGTTCGTCAGGCAAACCTTTGTTGAATGGGCTGCCAAGACGGTTAATTCATCATACTGGGCCAGACTGTATTATCAGGGCCTCAGAGAGAAGGGCAAATCTCATCAGTCTGCGATCCGGGCACTGGCGTTCAAATGGATAAGGATCATTTACCGCTGCTGGAAGGCCAGAACCCAGTACGATGAAGCAAAATATTTGCTGGCTCTCGAAGCGCGCCACTCGCCCTTACTGAAGCCATAAAAAGCTTGTCGAATGTCTCAGGGCGTGAAGCGGACGCACAAGACGGTGGCAAGATTGCAATATTTGTTGGGGTTATGCCCACGACTTGTTTTGGATAAACTCACTTAACCCTTTGTGATACGATAATTATCTTAGATTGTCACATGGGGCCAGATTTTGAATTCATACATTTTCCTTGCCGGGGCCATTGTAGCTGAAGTAATAGGTACAACCCTGATGAAGTTCTCTGACGGATTTACACGTCTATGGCCATCTGCCGCAACCATTGTGTGCTACTGCACTGCTTTTTATCTTCTCGCTCAGACGCTGTCGACGATTCCAACGGGTATTGCATACGCAATTTGGTCAGGTGCTGGAATCGTATTAATCAGCCTTTTGGGCTGGTTGGTAAGTGGGCAAAAGCTGGATTTCCCGGCGATCGCAGGCATGTTCCTGATTTGCGCTGGGGTTCTGGTTATCAATATTTTTTCAAAATCTTCCCCGCATTAATTCTAAAAGAGTGTCGGATATCTGGCGCTGTTAGCAGAGCTTATCCCTGTGCGGTGAAAAAGCCCGCTTGGTATGAAGCGGGCTTGCGTATTTTTGTAGCGCGGCGATTTTTTTTGCACCAAAACGCGATAAATTTTGCACTGCCAGAAGGTGCCAAAAAGACACATTCTGCACAGTGCAAAAATGAACGCAAAGAGTGTTTAGTGATGCTCTTGCTGAGCCGGATAACGTTTGTAGAGAGTCGACAGGCCGACCCCATATTTGAGAGCTATATCACGATGTGAGCAGCCGGACTTAATTTCCCGTTCAAACGCATCCCAGTGCTCATCAGTATACTTAGGCTTACGTCCGCCAATCCTCCCCTTAGCGCGGGCAACCGCTAACCCTGCCAGAGTGCGTTCACTATTCAGATCAGACTCATATTGTGCCGCAGAGAGAATATTACGGAAGTTATAGCGCCCACTAGCAGTGCTCAGGTCAACGCCATCTGTAATAGAACGAATATTAACATTGCGTTCTGCGAGGCTCTGAAAGGTCAATAATGCGTGCAGTACATTGCGACCGATACGATCTAACTTCCAGATGACCAATTCGTCACCGGGTTCAAGCATCTCAACCACTTTCTTCAAGATTGGTCGATTCGTCTTACGGCCAGAAGCCTTTTCCTCAAAAATTAACTTACAGCCAGCAGCTCTGAGCGCCTGCATCTGAAGCTCGGTGTCCTGATGGTTACTTGATACTCGTGCATACCCAATAATCATAAAGCGATCTCCTGCTCATCCTTCTGTTCGTCAGTAGAACCAGGTTATCAGAGTTTCACTTTTGACAAAGAGCTACGCGAGCATTACAAGCCAACACCATAAAAATTTATTTATATTCAAGGGGATTTCTAGAGCCTCATTACATACATAACCAAGGATTCGTGTAGATTAGCACCTTCCAGCAACAGATAATTGAAGGATTTTCATGAACGACTTTACTAAAGAGCCAAAAATCGAGTGTCTCGAAGACGGAACTCAAATTATTTATCACATGGGGCAAAAGATTACGATGAGCCCTGATGGAAAAGTCACAACCCAGCATAAGGCCGGTCATGTGATAACGATGCAAAAGGATAACGTGGACATCAGCCTTAACTGGGATGCGATAAAGCACATTAATGTTCAGGATATCAATTTGATAAAATCAATAGACTCTAAGGTCGTTGAAGGTGGGACTGTAACAGAAATCACCTTTATAAATGATTCAAGATTCTTGTGTATCTATGATCAGCTAGGTCTACCAAAAGGCGCTAAATCAGAAGGAAGTAATACCATTAAGATCTCAGCCGAAGGCGATGAATTGACAGTGGCAATGGCAGAGTCCAGCTCAACTACAACGCTGCATTAACCCGAATGGTCACCTATATAGGTGACCATTTTCAAAGGTTCCTATTCTGCTACAGGACTGATTACGCCTTCATGGTATTGCCATTTGCCATCTGCCCTGGCATTTTCTGGAACAGCACTTACAGGTAGTTCCACAACAGAACAACCAAATGGCCACAGGCCCGACGCATCATTTGTCATTGCAGTCACAATGCCACTTTCGTTGTACTGTATTTTTACTGTTTCAGCCTCAAACTGAATTAATGATAAATACCAGTCCTCGCCTGCTGCAGATTGTAAAAACTGAATACCCCCAAATACCCGGCTATCAATTTCGTTCTGAAATTCCTGTTCGGGATAAAAATGCTGCATTAGTTCAAGTAACCGGTCACCATCAGGCAGGTAACTGGTGAAGTATTTAAAATCTTTCATATTCGCGCCTTACAATTGATTTACTGTTGCCCATCTGTCGTTAATGTTGACCTGTAGAGGCCTGTAGCCTATAAATGTTTCTGATGATGGACCACCGCCAACATCCAGCCCTGTCATTACACAACCAGCAGGGACCGCTATATAGTTTTCATTAGCACCGTAGCGTGACTCTGCGCCCAGTCGGGTTTGCTGTTGATAGCGAACATCGCATTCTTCCTTAGTGATTAGCGTTTTTGAGCCTGTTATATCTGGCATATTGAAAAGAACTTGCCCGGAAGATGATGAGCCATCACCAGAACGCAAATAAAATGTTAACCGTCCTTTACTTTGCTCAATACCAACAGTTTTACCGATTGTCGCATCATCCATTGTGGAATCGGTCAACAGGATATTTGGATATAAACCAACTCTGCGTAATGCACCAGTGACGTCACCACCTGTTTTCTGCAATGCTCCGGTGATACGTGAATCATCCCCCGCAGCCACAGTTCCTTGCGTTGTCCCTGTATTTTTTGTTGCCGAATTCCCCAACCCCAAATTGGTTCTGGCCCCAGCAGCATCCAGAGCTCCAGTCCCACCCATATTTACAGCCAGCGCGATATTTTTCTTCAGAACGCTGTCATAGACATACCAGGATGCGTCATCAAGAACCAGACGCATATTGGGATTTCCCTTGGTCTGAACAAATCGGTCCAAACCAAGGTCTGAGAGAACACCTGCGGCATCACTACGGCTAAGCAGCGTTCTGGCGAAAGCCGTCAGGTCTGTCAGGGCCGCCCCTTTAGGACCAGTAAAGTATGGAAGTTTGTTAGCAGCACCGACCAGAGAAGCCAGCGCTCCCAGGGTATCGTTACCGGGGGCATAGAGTTTATTCAACGCTGCCAGAAGCTGACCAGCAGTTGAATCTGGTGCCATCGCAGCAGCAGTAAGAATGGCAATCATCTCGCTTTGAAGATCGCGAATAGATGCCTGTTCATTATTAAGGTGTTCTGCCGGGACAATAGTACCTTCCGCACCTGTTGCAGGATTACCGTCATGGAAGAGTTTATCCGGAGTATCAATGGGAGGCATTAACGGTTTCATTATGAGTTTCCCTGGTAGGCAAAATAACAATAGGTATGAGCGGGTTTGAGGTCTTTAAACATCTCTTCGATAATAGGGTCTCCAAATGAGGTCAACCGCTCACCAGCAGCAGAAGCACCTGCGCGAAAACGGAATGCTATTGTTTTCGAATTACTGACGTTGACCAGCCAGACCCAAATAGTGTCTTTATCCCAGAGCCGGTCGCCAGCTCGGCTGCTACCAGCCCGGAACTGTTTAGGCTCTTCGATGGAAATGTCGTAGCCAAGGCGGGCTGCAAGGCGAGTGAAGTAAGGGATGCTCAGTCCACCTGTTTCAGACAGTTTTGCCAGTACCCGTTGCTGGCGTTGCTGAAAACTGGCATTAGGAGATGACGTTAGCCCAAGAACGCGCTCCCAGTCGGCAAGAAGTGCACCTGCACGATAAGGGGTGACCGCACCCTCGACAATATCGGCAGATGATTCAATATCATCAAATACATGCGACTCAGCCTGTAGCGAGGCTGAAAGGGTGGGCTGGGATATCGCGTAACTACCCTTTGGCAGTAAAAGGTTCAGGATGGTAAAGGCGGTCATAGTGACTCCACCTCCACATTTCCGAGGCGAAGCCATTCAATTTTTGTCGCATCAGTTACGGGAACAATATTCGCTGCTGGTGTAACCATCTCAATATCAGTGATACCAGGGATAAGCGAAATCAGGGTTGATGCCTGGCTACGGATGAAAGAATCACCCGGTTCCCGACGTTGGTCGTCTTCCTGCAATGCCGAGGTGATGGCTGTTTTGGCATCAGCGAGAGTAATGCCGTCAAGAGAGACTTTGACCCGGACATCAAAGTCCTTAATTGTCGGCCCCAGAACAAGAATACCTTTAGCCGTAACGGGACGGACATCGTTAATATGATCAGTTACCCGATCAATGACATCCTGAGATGGCAAGCTACCGGCTGACGTAATAACAATATCAACCGTACCAAGCCCCCGGCGCAAAGGATAAATATAAGCAGCTGTGACACCGGATACTTCTAGCGCCCATCGCTTATAGTCATATTTATTACCACCTGCGGGTGGTCGACGAATAATTTCCAGCAAACGAGCAAGCAGCTCATCGTCAGTCTCTTCTTCAGTCCCCCCGGCCATAACTCCCACAGTCACCGAACTATCAAATCCAGCAGGAGTGTTGGTTAGCGTGGCCGTCGTGGCAGCAGTATTCCCCGCAGTACCGATAAGTGCCGAAACCGCCTGAGTCGTTCCCTGTCCGTTGTCACCAATAACCACTTCATCAAGGGTGCTCCATGTCAGGTTATCGCGCTTGAATACCAACCCCGCTGCGGCTCGCGTTCCCGCTTGCCCTGTGAAGGTTGCAGGACCGCTTGCACTGTTTGCCGGTTTTTTTGTCAGGCCACGGATTCGCGCATGAAGATACAGGTATTCCGGGTCAGCTGTATCGGGGAACACTTGTCGGATAATCCATGCCTGGTGCTGATAGCAGCCTTCAGCTACGCTGCCGACGGCCGATGCGCGAACGTACCAGTCACTGTCAGGGCCAAGCTTACTGTCGGGCAACTGAAGCAGGTTTTTAATATCACGTAGCTGGTCATCACGTACCTGCGCCGCAGTTTTAGTAGTAAATGGCATCAGCTCACCTTAACCGGGTATTTCCAGGTCTGTGAAATGTTGGTCGAGGACATCACTGTGACCAGAAGGAGCAACCAGCCCGGCTGATAGCTTTCGGTCTGCACGACAATACTGCTGGCCCGGCCATCATCCAGTAATGGCTGGAGAGCCTGCTCAGCGTATTGCCGGGCCAGCAGACGAACGCGGGATTTATCTTTTTCACGCTGGAGTAAATGAAGCTTTGAACCGAGTGACGGGTCCGCCCACCATGAGCCGAGAGGTGTCATCAGGCGAATATAAACAGCATTCGCCAGGGTATCGGATGATTCGCCGGTATAATCACCGGTCACAGGGTCAATAAGCATTTCCATACCGATATACTATCGGTATGGAATATTTAAATAATGCTGATGGGGTTCAGTGGTATTTAAAGGCTGGAGAAAATAAACAATACCATGAATTACATTTGCTGATTGGGTTTATCTGTTGTTCCGGCATCGCCGCCATGCTTATGGTCGTGGTCGTCAAATGTGTCTCGCATCGCCTGTACTGATGATTTACCGTCAGAAACATCATTAGTTCCGTGGAGTAATGGCGTGTCGAATTGTGCCCCCGTGGTCGCTGTCACATCAAAATCTTCCGTCACCACTTTGAATTGTTTTTTTGCATTCATCAAAAAATAATCGCAGTTCGCTTCAATAAGCTTTCCGCGCTTCAGGACAATATTACTACCTTCATCAGTATAGATAGCAACCTCTCCGGATTTCAGTGCCTTGAGACGATAACCGCCATGTTCTGTTGCAATGATAATACTGTGGCTGGTGAGACCATTAAGCGGCAATATGATCGCTTTCGTCCCCGGCAGCGGGTTAGACGTAAAACCATAGTGCTGGTACAGTTCGGCGTCCTGAAGCACCTCACCATGCACACCTTTAGCCTGGACAGTCTGGACATCGCCGGTACTGTTAGCGCGGGTTAAAACGCCTCTGAACGCCTTTCTAATCCGGTTTAAAGCACTGTTAATTCTGCTGTCAATTTTATTCCACATCGATAATCTCCAGCTCTTTATTAGTCTTGGTACGGCGTTTGCGCGTCTTGCGTTTTTTCGGAAACGCATCAGGTATCCAGATGCCGTCTTCTTTAAACCGAAGGGTTGTAATAGCTCCGTCAGGACGGCCACCGGAGAATTCTCGCCCCATCAGAAAATAAATATCGTCAATGCCCAGAATATCGCAGCGCACCCGTACACGCTGGCCGGGTTGCCATAGCTTGCCACTGGCCATGCGATGCCCCTGAACGACAGCGGTAAGGTCATAACCATTAAGGCGTGCATCAGCCATCGCTTTTCTGGCCCTGAAATCAGCCTGCTCCTGGTTGTCGGCATCTCCAACCATCATGATTTGTGGTCGATAATAGGGGACTGTAGTATCGCGTACGGTGCTACGCAGACCATGCTGGCCTGTTTCAGGCGTCCCGGTGGTCATTAAGATATCGTCATCATCTGTAACATCAGCCGAATCATCCGCCAACTGCGCAGCTGTCATCGGCTCTGAAGCCGTATCACTACTATCGTCTACGTCTATAATTTCAGTGTCATTCTTTGCCGACTTGCTACCCTGCGCGTGGCCCTGCGCCAGTACAGTCAGCTCCGAAAAACTTCCGTTTATGGATGACCGGTCATTCAGATCAAGGACATTGGTGCCTTTACCATCACGATTAAGAATGAGTGTTGCCAGTGGGTCTGCGGTGTAATCCGGTCCCCCTATAACCAGCGTCCCGTCCGGGTCAAACCATGGCCACAGGCCACGTGCGGATGCAGCACGCTCCAGCGTATCCCAGGCTCGCTCACCAGGCTCAACGCTGACCTTGTCGCTCTGGATAGAGGACTCGGCCATAATGCGGATATTTTTCACGCCCAGCGGCCGCACGATTCGGGCGATCACTTCTTCCAGGCTTAACTGACGGGATGTGAATACCGGTGAAGCACAGTCAACCAGCACCGCTGAACCATCCCGTCCAGTCACCGTGAGTGAGACTTGCTGGCGGGAGACCCGACGTTGTACAGCATCAATACGCCCGGACATCACTACATCATTACCAATTCTTACCACCACTGGTGCACCGCGCTGGATTACCGCCGGGAATTTACCTTCGGGCAGACCCAGCGTAACGCTCCATGCATCTGCCGGAACCAGAAAATCGGAATCAATCTGATAGCGACTCCAGGCACTGTGAACCTTGCCGTCGATGACCAGCGTGACTTTATCCTGCTCTGTTTTATCGGGAGTAGGCATTCAGAATGTCTCCGGTTTTGATGGCATTAGGGTTGCGTAATGACGGGTTGAGGCGAAGCAGCTCGGTGGCGCGGGTGTAATCTCCGTACCACAGATGTGCCAGCAAATGCAGGTTAGTTTCAGCGCTGACGACACGGGTTGTCAGCGGAGGGCGTTGCATCATGACCGCAGTCGCCTGTTCCTGAACGATGACCGCCAGTGTCTTGAGACTGTCAACGACAGGTAACCAGGTAATACCGGATGGAGTGGCGGTGGAACTGACATTCTGCGTATCACTGGCGAACGCATCACGGATTTGCGTGATGGCTGTCTGCAATGATGTTCGGGTATCACCGGCAATATGTTCGATATCATCCGGGGAGAGCAAATCCCCGAGGTCCTGATCGCTAAGAATATCTGTCGCGTCCAGTACCATTTGCAGTGCTACCTGCACTTTGACCGCAGTGACCAGGGTAGTGATGTCGTCGACAGATGAACCGCCCGGAACGGTAACTGATGCAGAGGTCTGCCCGGTGACGATTTGTTCTGGCAGAGCGGCCACATCCTGAAGAGCCGTACGCCCACGCCCCCAGTCAGCCATGACGATGCCCGCTACCCCAGTAGCATCGGCTGACTTCGCATAGCTTCCCGGATTGCTGCTGACAGATGATTTAGAAGATAACGATGTGAGCGACAGCGCATTCTGAAGGTCATTCATAAATGCGGCCGGATAGTTAACAAAATCCGTCGTACTGCTGACAAAGCCGGTAAGTTCACCTTTGAGGACAGTAACCATACCCAGTGCCGTCGTTGCCAGTGATTTGGCACGCTTCATCCACTTCTTTGCTGTACGCAGTGGCGACAGGAGGTCATCAATAGCATTTTGAATGCCGTCAAGCGCCGATTGTACCTGATTGAAGGCGATATCAGCCTGCGACATTGGGTCGCTTGCGCCAAACAAGGCGATACCCGGCTTGGCCTGAATAAAGACCACTTCGACCACACAGTAGTCCACGTTCTCTGCTTCATGAGACGCCTGGTATTCGATGCACTGCATATACAGCATTGAACCAAATACCGGATGGATCATTTCAGCGCTGCCACGCACATCGAGCGCGGCCAGAAATGCCTGCAACCGGGTTTCATAGTCATCACCCCAGAATAAGGCAGTCACCCTTAAATTACGTGGCTTGCGGCCAAGGTCTTCAACATCACCGCCGTCCACATAGGGATACTCATAAACAGCAGTATCCCGGCTGGCACTATCACGGGTGTTGACGATATCAAAGCGAACGCCACGAAATGAGGCATCCTGTAGGGATTCTTCCCAGCTCACTGAGGGCCTCCTGTTGAACCGCGGTTAGCCTGTTCACCATTGAACTCATTGACGGCCTGAGCAATTTCACGTTCATTAAGCATCACTTTAGTCGTGATCGTAAGAGGCTGACTTTTTGGCTGTTGGGGAAGCAAATATGACGGCACGCCTGTTGTGGCTGGGTCAACCTGTCCGATAGTAGAAGGTGAGCTCCACCAGGAGCTAAATGCTTTACCTGGATCGATATCGAAGAGTGGCTTCTTATTCTTATCCCGCTCTTTCATTTTATTGACGAGAAACTCACCAGTATTCATACCTGCATTACCGGCATCATCTCGCGCGTCATCATAGGTATTATTGAGGTCATAGGCTGCATATGCGGCAGCCAGAGGGCCAGCAATTCGCCATTTTAGAGGGCCACCACCTTTTGTGATTGCTCCCCAGGTACGACCCAGAACACCACCACCACCACCTCCAGCACCGCCACCAGGTAACTTAATACCACCTGGTAATTTAACTCCACCGCCGGTGAGGAAGCTCAGACCCGCGAATGCGATAGCGGCGGCCGACATTGCTTTAATCGCTGTAGTCGCCCCTGAAATAGCTGTTGTTAATTCTGGATATTCTTTTGAATAGTCGGCCAACTTGCTGGCGAGATCACCATATAAATCCGCAACAGGTTTCATGGAATCCTGTTCAGAAAACATTTTCTCAGCTTCTAGTTGCTGGGATTTGAAATCGTTTGTTGATGAAATAACATCAAACGATGCTGCTCCAGCCCCCGTAGAATTACGAGTGCCTGAGATTTGGTTCTTAATATATTCCCGCTGAAGAATATTTGTTGTTAGTGCGGCACCAGCTTCTCTATCAGCAATAATCTTTGATGTAATCGATGAAATAAGAACTTTCAGCGCAGCTTCCGCATTATTTCCCTTTTCTGTCCCTTGGAATTGTTTTGATTCTGCTCGTAGGCGCTGCACGCCTTTATCTGACGAAACGATACTATCCACTGCCTTCATAAATGCATCAGAAGTGTTCACACCTTGCGAACGCTGTTGTGATAGATACTCCATATAAGGGACCGTCTTGCCGTCCTTCCCACGAAAACGATAATTTTTCATGGAATTTTGTGTGTCAGCGCTTGTGATTTTATTTAAATAGTTTTCAACGTTAGTTGCAGCTGAATCTGGTGTGCCTGACGTTAATGCATTTGCCTGATTCATTGCCAGTAATTTATCATAGTCCTGAAGACCTCTCATACCTAATTTACTAGCCGCTGCCATCTGTGTTGATAGTTTGGCCGCCATATCGGATAACTCAAAACTACCGTTCTCACTAGAGCGAACAGATTTATCAAAAAATGTAGGTAAATCTTCTGGTTTAATACCAAAGTTTGCTATTCCAGCTGATGCTATTTTCGCTAAATCTTCCGGGTTAGCTCCAGTAGCAGTGGCGTATTTCATAATATCAGGTAGTATTTTCATGGCGGTATTATTATCAACCTGACCAGCAGCAGATAACGAGCCAAGTGTTGACTGCGCCGCCTCCGGCGTTCCGCCTCCTTTACGGACGGATTCGCGAATAGCATTATTTATTATCGGAATTTTTTTCTTTCGCTCTTCAGGCGATAATTCATTAAATGCAGTATTAGCAATCCCGGCATTTGTACGTTCGAATGCCATCTGCCGCTGTACTGGGTCTTTGATTACCATAGCAGCAGCGGTAACACCACCCGCAACAGCTGTAACAGTTGAGCCTACTGCTTTGATCTTTTGCATTCGGGTCATCGTTTCACTGACACCAACCAGCTCAGTACGCAGCCTGCTAACACGCTCAGTCATGGCTCGGAAGGCTCGACTTTGTTCATTCACGGACATCGTACCCGCTCGGGTCAGTCGATTATAGGCGGCCTGTGTCTGCTGGATTTCACGCCGAATTTCACGCTCGGAACGGATGCCAAGCGATGAACGCGCCGAACTAGCGCGACGATACTCATCCTGAAGCGTTCGCGATGCACGAATAGCCGAACTGGTATTTTGCTGCTGTGATTTTGCCTGCTCATCACCTGCTTTTTGCGTCGCCCTGGTCTGCTTGATGATGTCCTGCATTGCCTGCTTCAGGACTTTCGATGCACCATCTCGGGCCAAAAGGGAGAGCGCAAGCTGAAGGTTGCGTGCCATAAGTTATCTCCGAACGGGTTTCTTTTTGCGTCGGGATTTGACGCAGCGCACAGTACGCGAAGAGGTTTTATCGGATTTTTTGCCGTGCAGACGGGTCAGTGCATCGATATGCGCGTCCAGTTCTGGACGCGTCATGTTTCCGATTTGCTGCTCGCTTATGCCGTATTTTCCGAGTGCGAGGACTGTGAGGCGGTAGCCGCTGATGCGCTGCTCAAACGCATCCGCTTTTTTTTAGCGGCTTCAATCTGCGCATCAATGATGTCGAAGTCATCATCATTGAGCTCGTTAAGCAGCAGCTCCGGCGTGATGTCTTCTTTGGCTAAGTCACCCAAAGCGGTTAATGCGCTGGCCATAACCGCCACACGGTAGTACATCCCGGCTGAAGCACCTTCCGTGGTGCCGCAGGCTTCATCGGTCAGGCGCAGCGCTTCGATGGTATCTTTCACGACCGGCAGGCCAACGCTGAAATCGTAATGCACTTTATCACCGGCTTTAACGCCGTATAAAAGCTCGTGTTTTTCCATTATTCAGTGACCTCACGTAATGCCTGCATGGTGATATCGCGGCGTGCTTCGTTATCCACGCTGTAGGTTTTGCCCACGGTCAGGGTAAAGCAGTCCAGGTAAGACGTACGCTTACCCGTGTTGCTGAGTGGGTACTCAGTAATCTTCGACCCTTCGATACCTGCCCAGTCCAGGTCACCGGAGGCCGGAATCACCACGGTCAGAGAAAGCTGAATCTCTGCGATACCACGGGAAAAGCCCTTAGCTCGTCCGGTACGGTTCATGGTTTTCACCAGCTTACGACCGGTATTGGTATCGACCTTGAGGTCCGTGACTTCAATCTCCTGGCCATCCACTTCCATGACGATGGCGCCAACGTATTCTTCAAGTGCCATTTTTAGTCACTCCTTACAGGTAAAGGTCGATGCGACCCGCGAAGACATGGAGACCGTTCACCACATCTGCCGGAATACGCGCATTGAGGCGGTTGGCATCCTGAGAGTCTTTCTCTGCGATCAGATCGGCGCGATTGGCCATCACGTTCTCAACAATCTCCAGCTCTTCAAGCTTCAGCAACACGTCCAGCAGTTCGCTTTCCACTTTTGGCGGCGTTCGCGTGCTGAGTTTGTCGCGTGGGAATCGTAGGGAGATACGCTCACGACATGACTTGCGGACGTAATCCAGTGTGCGAATGGTGGTCAGGTCGAGTAATGCCACATCATCAACGCCTTCAGCGTTGCGGGTATAAGTGGTGATAGCACGGACGATCTGAACTTTATCACCTGGCCCGATTTCAAATGGCGTCACCCCATTATGCAGGGCATTTTCCTGCTCAGTACGACCGGGCCAGTTCTCCATTGCGGTTACGTCAAGCGCATCCATAGCCAGGGTGTTAAGTGGACGGGCCGGGTCTTCTTCCGAGGCGATCACCGCCGCATAGGAAGCAGCAATCTCGCACGGCAACTTGACCGAGCCGTTATGCCACCCCAGCGTGATACGGCCTTCGTTAAGCGATTCCGCCAGCGTAATCGCGGAACTGAGACTTTTCTTCCAGCCTGCGACACCAATAGCACCACGCTGCTCAAGCGGGCCGCTGACATTGGTCAGATGAGAGCGCAGCGTAGTCAGGGAGGGCTGATCGTTATAAGGTGACACCACGATGTTGTGGCCACCGGCGAACGCCGCCGCGAGCACTGGAGCAAGATCATAATTTCCGCTCCCGCCCGCCATAGCCGTCACGGCCACTGTGGTTCCCGCCGCTCCCGTAATGGCTCGCAGAGAGATATCGTTGCCATCAATCCCTTTAGTTTTGGCCGTAAATGTCAGCACCCCCTGAGCACTGGTAACAGTCACTGGCAGGTCTGGAGACGCAGCTACTGCGGCCATAAGCCCTGTGGCAATAATATCCACGGCATCCCCGGAGGCGACGGCCACATCAAGACGAGTATCACCGATATAAATACTCAGCGTACCATTACCGGTTGCGGGACCCGTGATGGTGACCTTTCCGGTGGCGGCAACCGCGCCAGCGGGCTCGGCAATCGTGCTGCTTCCCCCGGCCATATCGGCTACGGTCGCAGTCACCCCCGTAGCTGTTGCCGAAGAGACGACGGTGATCGCATTACCCGCTGTTCCGGGCTGCTTCGCCGTCAGAGTGACCACCGCAGCCTGAGCTGATGCCGTTACCGGCAACGAGGATTTTGCGGTAATAGCTGCGGCCAGCGCGGTAGCAATGGCCTGCGCGGTATCAGCGTCGCTGACAGCGGCTGTCACATCAGTACCATTGATGGTAGCTTTCACTTCCCCGGCCGCTGTTGCTGGCCCGGTCAGCGTAATTTTTCCTGTGGCGGCAATTTGTGTCTGGCTTCCGCGAGAACCGATCATCTGCAACGACAGGTACGGATTAGACTTGATCGCTGCACGTGCCATCAGATGCCCCAGCGAGCCGCGCCCGAAGAATGTCGCAGCCTGTTCGTCTGAGTAGATATCAACGATTTGCAGATGTTGAGCCGTTCCGGTAGGCAGGATTGGCGTCATCATCAGCACCCGTTGAAGGTTGCCTGGCAGAGTGCGTACGGCGAGGCGGGTATTGAACTCAAAGTACTTACCCGGCTTGCGAATGCTGCTGCCGATTTCGAAAAATTCAACGTTTGGACTGGACACGTTTCACCTCTTTTTCAGGAATATCCGTAATGGCAGGCTGCTCTGCTTGCTCCGGGAGAACCTCAACCAGATCGCCATTCATAATCTGGCGCAGGTAATAGGCGGTCTCAGGAACTGTGATGGCCTTTGCGTCGGTGATATAACGGCGCGGGGTATTCTCCATCGGGACCCGGATACCCTCCCGGGCTTTAACTGTTTTTACTGGCATGGGGAATAATGTCCTCTGCATCAGCCCGGTCATCTCCGGGCTCCAGGTAATAACTTAAATTGGTTGATAACCACGCCGGATCATCTTCAGTCGTTTTGCCGCCATACGGAGTAAACAGGTTATCCTCATGGCCAATCGGGGCATTCTCCAGAGGGAAACGACCATTCTCCAGTGCGTTCTCTACCCATTTGGTGTCAAATTCACAGGCAAACACAGACAATGCGCTGCGTTCATACTGGGTGTTAAACAGAGTTCGAACCTTGCCCGGTAGCAACGCATCAATTTTCAGCCCGGCATCATCAAAATCCTGTCCGGACAGAAGGCGTCTGACGGCGGCTACCATCCGGTACGTACCTATTTCATCCTTGCCGACACCACCGGTGCGGGAGGCCTCTTCGCTGCGCACGCTTCGATCGCCAACAATGACCACAAACCGGCCATAGGTAACGAACTTATTGCGGGCAGTGCTGAGGCGTTCAGTCTTCTGAATACCACCAAACGTGACCCAGACGCCGGGTAACTGGCGGATAACCTCAGCTGGCTCGCCATCCATCTCACCACCATAGGAGCTGACCTCCCTGACCATCCTGCCAAGGCCCTGTTTCAGACGGGCAACGATAGCCTGCTCTATCTGCGTGATAACCATCAGAATCCGCCTCCATCCGTCTGGTCGCGTCCGAAGACGCGCCCACCAGATAAGACTTTCGCACCGGAAGTGCTGCGTATTACAGCCCCGGCTCCCGTACGCCCCAGCGAAATGTTTCCGGAAGCCACCTTTTCCAGATATCGGATGGTGTCTTCGTAACGTTCACGAATCTCCTGGGTCATCTGGGTGTCGGCACCGCACAACAGATAACGCGTGATATTGCAGCACTTACCCACCAGAACTCGGGGTTCATCAGACCATGGCACCGGGTAGCGACCGCAGAGATAACCGTCGATTTCGGCACTTGCCTGCGACAGTGCGGCGCTCATAACATCGTCATCAATCATCCCGGTTAAATCCCGGTCGGTGATGGCGATGCATTCCCGCTCGCCAAACGCTTTCACCATGTCATCTCGGGTCGCATACATGGGTTAACCCTTTTTCTTGCCTGACGTTTTATCATCAGCAGAGCCTGCCTCATCGGCAGCTCCCGCTTTCGTATCTTGCGCCAGCTCGGCAACCTGTGTGCCATCACTCCCTGTAGCAGTTAGCAGCCCCAGTTTTGCCGCCAGTTCGTCACGTTCGGCTGTCACGGTATCGAGTTTCGACTTCAACTCGCTGGCATCGCTATTGAGCTGAAGTACGACGGCTTCGAGCTCAACGATACGATTACCGGCGTCAACCAGCGCAGTATGAACATTGCCGGTTTCCGCGCCTTCTGCCACCTCAATGACGATCAGGTTTGGCTCAGACTTCAGCTCCTGCAACTGCGCCTGGGTGAAGTAATCATCACCGTACGTGGTTGTGGTTTCGCTGTGGGCGATGCCGCAGCGGCGAAAGCCATCGCGTTTCGCAGTGATTTGAATCGGCATTACGCAACACTCCCATCAGAGCCATAGCCCATTTGCCAGAAACCATAGCCACCGTTGGCACGTGCTTCGGCACCGAAACGGAACTTCTTATTCATAAAGACGTTATCGTTGCTGTAGTCCGTCTGCTCGACGAAGTCCGGCTTTTTACGCTCCTGATAAATCAGCGGCTTCATCAGCTTGCTGGTATCCAGCAGGAACCAGGCGGTATCAGATTTGAGGTTTGGCACGACCATCACCTCAGACGTCCCCTTATAGATGTTCGGGGTGTTGTCCGGGAAACGGTCTGCCGTCATCAGATAGTTAGCCACATCTTCCAGCGCCGGTGGCACCACCAGAACGGTCGGGTTAATACGCAGGGATTCGCCTTCTTCATCCTTGAAGCTACGCATCGCAGTACGAGCGGCACCATAACTGGCTTGCGCTTTGGCCAGCGTATCGGCATTGAGTTTTTTGGTCCCCTTGTTGGAGACAGAGGCCCCATTGACGGGATGGTCGCTATCAAAGAAGAACTGACCGTCGTAGCACAGGTTTTTAAAACCATCACTCAGCAGCGCAAAGACGATATCGGCGGGCAGTTCTGCCGCTGATTGTCCCGCAGCCTGAGCCTGCTGAGCATAACCAAGGAGCTGATCGTCTTCGATATCGTTACGGTCAACTTCAACGGTCGCTTCCCAGTCTTTGTTCTGGATGGTGTAGTTAAAGGCAGCGAGTGACTTAATAACCTTTTCACCAATCCATTCCCGCATCTTAGGGAAACGACTCAACCAGGAGTAATCGTTCTGGCTACCGGTGGATGGCACCACCATGGCGACCTTTTGCCAGTCTGACGGGGTCTGGGTGAAGGCCTTCTGAAAGGTGGCTTTCAGATTGATAAAAATGGATTTAACGTTCTGTTTATTGACTAACACTGTGATTCTCCTGTCAGAAATAGACCCAGACACCGTCGGCTTCGATCCCGGCGACTTTGCCTGCGTACGGACGTTTGTCTGTGTCGCTGGTCTTGGCCACCGTCACGCTGTCCACGACGTAACAGTTTTTCCCCACCTCAGCCTGGGTTACCGGGTCAGCGGTACTGTTGGCAAAAAGGAAGCCCCGACCACGGCGAATAATGACCAGTGCATCGCCATCAGCGCCACCCGTGTTATCTGCCCAGCCATCCGATACACCGAGAACCGTCTGCGTGGATACCGCAGCGCCTGCACTTGCCGGAACGGCATAGCCGGTCGCATTGACGGCGACCATATGGCCACCATAAATCACGGTCGCAGCAGCCATCGGCTGAGGACCCAGCTTTTCGTCACGATGAGGGGTATTGCGATCACCGGTCATTACTTCGCTCCTTTATAGAAAGAAGAGATTTCATCGGGGTCGGTGCCCATCAGGGAGCAGACCGCGACATTCAATGTGTCGTCATCACCCGCAGGTTCACGCTCAGGCGCACCTTTTGGTGGCAGGCCACCAGTCTGGCTGTGACTCAACGCAGCAATCTTCGGTGCCTTATCAATGAAAGCGGTGAGGCTTGCCGGGTCGGACTTAGCCAGTGACTTCGCCCACGCTTCCTGTGCCGGTAGAAGTCGGCCATCACTGAGCGCTACCGTGACGAGAGTTTCTGCCTGCTGGATGGCCAGCGCGGCTTCGTTCGTCGAACCTGCTTTTGCGACTGCCTGCTGAATCGCACTGTTCATAACATCGACGGCCACCCATTTAGCCGGGTCAGGACTCTCGACCTGGGCACTAAGTTGAGCAATGGACTGCTCACGCTGGGCGAGGATCTCAATCAGGCTGACTGAAGCGGCTGCCGTTCCCTGACCACCGGACAGCTGGTCAATGAGCTTGTTCAGCTCGGCGATAATGTCGTCCTGGGTTGCTGTGATCGGCAGATTCAGCATCCAGCGTAGACGTTCAAGTAACTCATCCATTGCGGTGGAGTCCTCTGGTTGTGGATTGTCGGTGGCGCTCAGGAGCGAGGCTGCGGCCAGAATGACCTCATCCATGCCATCAAGTGCCGGGGTATTGGTCAGCGCAGCATTAATCAGCAGCTGCACATAGCCATCGGGTTTGCTGTAAGCAAATAAAGGAGAGATATAGCGGTACTCATCGGCGGCAATCATCTCTGCCGCGCGAGTAGTCCAGGCAACGTCAATCGCAAAAAGGCCTTCACCTTCCCGCCATTCCAGTTGCTTGAACCAGCCAGCAGCCGGAACGGGCAGACCGTTGGTCTTCGCCTGTTGCACCTGATGTTCATAATCCAGCATGTAGGGCGTCTGACGTGCATCTGCCTGAGCAATCAGCGCAGCAGCAATCTCCGCCGTCATGACCCAGTGAGCGACATCATCAGGACGACCGTCCATCGCCCGGAACTCACCAGCCGGAAACAACTGGATGACACCGGGAGTCGCTTTGTTGATTTCAATTGCCAGAGCGGCGATACATGTTTTCATGCCGCCCAGAGTACGGCAGCGGGAAAAAGATGATTAGCCTGAGGGACTTCAGTGGGGAGTTATTGAAGTGAAATAGACATAAGAGGGAGAGAACAAAGGAGAAAGCACGACAAACGTTTTTAAACCCCTTTTAAAAACGCCTGACGGGTCGCATGACGAATCAGTCTACCACTTTTCCATTAAACGCGTCATGGTGGCTCTCGCTTCGCTTAATGACCTATTCGATAATCCGCTGCAAATAGGTCTCAATCGTCGTTTCCATGCCGCTGATATCATCCTCGGTCAGATGCAGGAACGGTCTGGCTGGCATCGTGATTTTGTATTCCCCGATGGTGTTCCATTGAGAGAAGTTGGATCGGGACTTTTTGACGAACCGGTTACCGACACTGCCATTTTTATGCTGGCGGTAATAGGCCTGCTGGCTGCGGGCGGCGATATTAATTTCGCCACCTTCCTGGTGGATACGGGCATATTTGACATTGGTGCCGACAACCGCTTCGTCATTGGTGCTGTACTGGGTGATGCTTTTGGCCAGTCGCCCGGATTTTTGCAGGATTTTACCGCCATGACGTTTGCGTGCATATCGGGGACTCCAGCCCATCCACTCCGGACGGCCTTCACGTGCGAAGTTCTCTTCCACCGCATCAGCCATGGCTGCCGCCAGCTCGCGCATGATGGGTTCCCGGTTCTCAAGCTCGTTTATCAGCTTACCCAGCGACTTCTCAAAATCGCCGGTGTCATAGGTGATGGTATAGCTCATCGCTTTGAACTCAGTAATACTGCGCCATCAGATATATCCTGTGCCCTGATAACGTCGCCGCCGTTGACCAGTGACAGACGCCAGCCGTCTGCCGAGCCTGTGCCCCGAACGGCGCGGGTGCCGCTATCCCCGAACAACGTCCACAGCAGATTGTCGCCATCGAGCCAAACGTCTTCGGGCGACGCCAGCAACGCTGGAAGCTCGGACCATAGAGGTCCAGGAGCCTGGCGAACGTCGGCTTCGTGAATGCTGAGTGTCACCGGGTGACGAATGCCACGTTCTTCCAGACGGGTCAACAACGCCGGAGAAATGCCCCCGACGCGCTTCAGGTCACCACGAGTAGACGTGCGCAGGCTAACCTGATCCACCCAGCGGCGCACATCGTCGGAAACGGCATTTAATACGGTTTTATCAGAGAGCGTCTGGTGGATAGCTTCGCTCGCGATACGCGGTGTGGTGGTGGCTGATTTATCCATAAGACGTTGCCCCAGTGATGACAACCATCCCTGGCCGGGATTCTGACCAAAGCCAGCATCTGGCGTATACAATTCCCCTTTGTAGCGCAGAGCCTTAACTTCGCGGGTCTCTTTCGGGCCCCATGCCTGCTGAACGGTCACGATATCTTCTGCCCACGACTTCACCTCGATACCGAGGCGCTTCGCATCAGCCTCTGTTCTGGCACGGATGCGGCAGCGGCAATGATAGCCGTCTGGCGGATACATGAATTGCCAGACCGGGTCATCATAGCGGGCGGTAAACCCATTGAGACGAGCATGAAGTGGGCGGGTATGCGTATCCATAACCGCGACACGCTCCCAGATAGGGCGAAACTCAGTATTCGCCATCTGTTCAGCATAACGACCGGCAGCATAGGACGCCTGCATATTGGTTTCAAAGATGGTACGAAGGCGGCGGGGCGTCAGCTGCTTGCCCTCCAGCACGCCATCATCATCGGCCAACAGCTTCGCCTTATCGGCAAGCCACCCCTTGCGGGTCAAGGTGGGTGTCAGTTGTCGCTCAAAGTCCCGCAATGTACCGCCGCCATCCTTCATGCTGAGCAAGCTTGCGTGAATATCTTCCAGCACATCCTGCTTCAGTACGCCCGCGACAGTAAACGACGTAGCGTGAGCGCTGGCTTCAACGTCATGCCAGTTAAACCCGATGGCATAGCCTTTGGACTTAAAATACTCAATCGCTTCTTCGGGTTTCAGACCGATGGCGTAACTGAGATCAACATCAGCTTTCGGCATTGAGACGTCCCCAGACTTCGCTCACAAACAACGCCTGCTTCAGCAGCTGCTGAAGCTGCGAATCATCCAGCAACGGATAGCTGGCCGCGATGATATCCAGAGCCTCGTCAGGTGTCTGCCCCTGGCTGAGTGCAGCCACCACCGGCGCAATGAGTTTCTCCATCGCTTCGCCGATGGCCGCCCCCGGATGAGAACTGTCCAGCGCATCCTGAGCAGGATCGGAAATATCGGTATTGGTGCTGAGCGCAGTGAAGTTTGACCAGCTCCTGTCATGATTCAGGGACAACCCGACTGTTGATGCACTGCGTGCGGGAGCTGCCAGCACGACTTCACCTTTCTGCGGCTCAGGAATGCCAACTTTTTTATGCACCCACGATGCCGGAATAGACGCCAGACCGGCGCGATCAACCAGGGTAGCCACACCTTCCGCAAAGTCCTTAATGTTCTCCAGTTCCCGTGTATCAAAGACCAGGCGGGGCTGGCGGCGGGAGCTGATGTCATAGCCGTTAATGGCCAGTAACATGCGGATGAAACCACGATAAAAGCCCTCTATCTGGCGGGCATCAGCAGTCAGAAGATCATGGCGGACTTCGTTATGTACGTTGCCCAGCGCGTTAGTTGAGCTCTTACCATCAGCCTGGCTGGTCAGCGTCCCACCCAGAATAACCTTGGACTCGGTACGTTCAGCCCAGTCAATCATCGCCATAAAGGGATCTGATTGCCCGCTGGCCGCCGATTTAAACTCGATGGTTGTCCCTTCAGGGATGACGCCCGAGGCGTTATGCCCCAACGATACCAGCGCCTGCATCAGTTTATCCTGCTCATCTTCGGTAGCACCGGGGAGGTAAGTGCCAATACGAGCCGGGAGACCATAGATTTCCAGAAACTCAGCAAGGTCACGAACGCCGAAGTTCTTAAAGAGATACGGCCAGACCAGTACACGGTATAACCCGGACTGCGAGATATAACCTGATTTAGCATTGTGGGTATGCACCAGCCAGCCGAACGGCCACAGTTCAGCGCCGTCCATTGTGCCGTCATTCAGGCGAATTTCGTCCCCCTTATCGGGGGTGGTACAGAACCAGCGATGCGGACGCAATTTAATCTTCACCGGCAACCAGACGCCGTCGGCGAGTTCCCACTTTTCGATTTCCATCGCAGCGAACCCGTGGCCGATAGCCTCGGCCGCATTGAGGGTGATGTCCTCAAAGTCGGGAATTTCAGCAAACCAGCCAGACACTATCTCGGCTATTTTACGCTCTTCTTCGGTGGCGTTCGGTGGTGGCTCAATACTCCAGTCCAGGGTGAGCAGCGCATTCTTTCGCTTACTCATCTCCGAAAAGATATGACCATCACGCTCCACCATATCCTCAAAGAGATCGGCCTGGGCGGCAAGGTCTCCCTGCTCAGCAGCCTCAAGGATGCGCGGCAATTTTGAGATGGTGATACCGCGCGACGGATGCGTTGGCCAGCTGCGGTTGAGCTGTACCGTCTTTGCCGTCTGCGGGGCCTTCAGGACCTGACGATCAAGAGGGCGACCATACTGGTCGAGAATCTGTACCATTACCATCCTCCGGATGTGCCGAACCGGTCGCCATGGCCACGGCGGGGAACGGCTTTAAATTCAAAATTACCCGCGCCTGAGACCGCCAGTGCCCACAGCATGTGAAGACAGTCTGGGCCATCATCGTGGTCAGCCTTAGGAAAGTGGCGCAGTTGCTCAATCAGTGTGCTCTGGGTGGAGTGCAGACGGATAAGTCCGTTGGCCATATGCGGCTGAAGGGACTCAATACGCAGGAGTTTATCGGTATGCGGCATGACAGCACGGGCAGGAACCGGGACACCCGCAGCAGCAGAACGCTTCACCAGTTCAGTGCGCAGAAACTCCTGGAACTGGACGCTTTCCACGGCCCAGACCAGACAGCGGTATTCTTTTTGTAGCGCAATGACGTCTGAGATAATCATGTCAGGCACACGCTTACGGATACGGGCTTCGACCACATCAAGTATGCCGGTAAAGCGGTTATATCCACCGACGAGGATCGCCGAGGGGTCTCGACTGTTTCCCGCCTTACCAAGACTGGGGTCAAGGGCACCATAGAAGCGCCACTCTGCCAGGCGGTTAACCCAGAACTGAATGCAGCCCGCAAACGGTGCATCTTCACCGCTAACCGGGTCATTCTGATATTCAGCATCGAAGGTACTGTGACCATCACGGGCACGGATCAACATCAGGGTATAAAGCGGTCTTGCAGCCCATGAGACAACCGCACCGGCCTCCATCTCTTCCTGATGTTCTGTGTAGAAGGCCTGCGCCAGTGCTTCACCATCCTCATCATTGTTACGCAGTATCTCTTCCCACTTGTCCCACAGTTCCATGTTGTGTGGCCAGCTGATGAGGGCCTTAAAACGGGCTCGCTTCCACAGCGGGTTTTTGAGGGTACGAGAGAGTACCGAGTCGTGGTGCAGAATGGTGCCGATATAGACCACATCGAACTTAGAGCCCGCGCCGCCCAGTGGCAGTACGGTTTTTTTCAGCCAGTTGTCCAGCTTGTCACGTTGCTCCGGGTTACGTACCTGTTCATCGTTCTCGATATCATCGAGTACAGCCAGGTCAGGACGATATGGACCATGGCGCAGACCACGCAGTTTTTTACCGCTACCGGCCACCTGAACTTTGATGTCGTTGCGGGTGAGAATTGTGCCCATCTGCCAGACACGCCCACCGCCCGTTGCTTCGGGGAAATCCATCAGCAGGCGCGGGTTAAACTGGAGCTCGGCCTTGATGGCCTCCAGCATCGGATAAGCCTGGTCTATCGAGTCCATAATGATGACCGGGTAATGCTTGAGCGCCAGGACGATACACCAGATAACAAACAGCTGGCTAACGATGGTGGATTTAGCTTCACCACGAGGTGCAGCGATGGCATCGTTCTGCCCGGTCGTTGCTTGGACAATCTCTGGCAGGCGACTATAGAGATGCTTATGCAGCTCACTTTTGGCGGTATGACGAACATAGTGTGGGAAGTAGTTCTGCACAAAAAACTCAAAGCCGGTGACAGGGTCAGCTACGCTTGCGCGGCGAACGGCTATCGCCGCAGGCTTCGGATCAAATCCAACATCTTCGGCCTCGATGGTCCGACGAAGGCTGGCCCCCAGCTCGGCAAGCTCGGCGAGGAAATCTTTACTGGAAAGTTTTTTACCACTGGACACAGGCTTAAACCCCATTTAAAGCGTCATTAACCGCCTTTTCAAACCGGTCTTTCGCGGCCCATCGTTCATTACGCAGGGAGAACTCAAGGCATTCGATGCGCCCGTCAAGCAGGTGGACGTTCACTTCATCCCGGAATTCCGGTAACTCTACGTAGGCCACCTGGCTCGCCATGACGCTTACACGCGAGTTAACACGAATCAACTTGTCAGCCATAATGCTTCTCCATTTCGCCCCCGAAGGGCTCCAGAATTTCAACGAACGCAGCAAGATGCTGCGGGTAATGCTCGGCCACGAAGGTGCTCAGCTTCTGGATCACATCCAGCGCCACCGCCAGTTGACTAACCTCCGGCAGAATCTTTTTGTTGGCTGCAACGGCTTTATTGAAGGCATCTGCCAGGCTTGCCAGCAGTTCAACGCGCTTATCTGCCTGAAGGTCGGTATTGGTGGTAAGCAGTTCCAGCGTGACCTGGTACTGTGTCATCAGACCGGTGAGAATGGCGCGGCCAATATCCTCCAGCCCGTTGCCCGCCATAATGTGAGCAGCCCGCAGTTTGTCCCAGTCATCCCCCGTATCCTGCGCTTCCTTCTTCCAGCGCCGCGCTGTCGCAAACGCAACACCTGCCTGTGCTGACGCAATTTCAAGCGACATCTGGCTGAAGATGTACGACCGTCGCAGTTTTTCCCGTGTTTCCTGCGGATGAGCCATACCTATAGCTCCAGCTTTGCGCGGATTAACAGGATGGCTACAGCAATAAGACCGCCAGTAACTCCACCGGCGATAGCCCCGGCTTTTGCGCCATGACGGGTTGCATCGGCATTAATGGCTGATAAACGGGAGTCGATTCGCTCCAGCTTGTCGTTGATACCGCCCAGAATATCGGGGTTAACTGGCATTTGCAGACGGTCGAGCTGAGCAGAGATTCGGTTCAGCGTTTCGTGCTCATTGCTGGCAATCGGGATACGGCGGGTACGGCGCTTTTGTCTGGCTTTCATTTGTCGGCTTTCCTGTCGAGTTTGTTATCGATGCGCTCAATGGCCGCTCGCAGCTCTTTCATCGCATCCATCATTGCTGTGTAGTTCGTCCGGGCATCTTCGCGGCGCTGATACTCGTCGCGGATGCGTTCGACGGCTTTTTCGAGGTCGTGAATATCCTGATTCAGGCGGCGAATAAAAATGCCGCCAAAGAGTGCGGCCAGTCCCAGAGCAATCTGGAAGGCCGTGTCGAGAGTCATTACCGTGTTCACTCCTTTCACCTGTAGTAATCGTTAATAGCTTTCAGACGATCGCGGAGTGACAGGCACCATTTGCCATATTCCGCGCTATGGCCAACTATCCCGGAGGGAGAGAGTCCGCCACCGGCGCGGAGGGCATCTCCGGTATCACCAGTAGCGCTGCCGGTGGTTTCTGGCAGATGGTGACCAGCGTGGACTGTTTGGGCTGAGGGGTAGCCGAGGGCTTCACGCCAGAGTTGCAGGCTGGCAGGGCCAATACCGGTATAAGTATTACCATCGCTTTTAATCGCATTTTTAAGCCTCTCTTTCAGGTCTTTTACTTCCCGACGATGGGATGCATCCTGTTCCGCGAGCTGGCGGCTTATTTCGTCAGCTTTACGCTGCCAGGCTTGTTGCGCCGCCAGCGCATCTTTAAGGTCGGACGCATACTGGTTCGCGGCGGTAATACGCTCCTGATCCCACTGTGATTTTTGCGTGTTAAACCCGCTGATAAGCGTCGATTTTTCCTTACTGAACGCAAGCGCCTGGTCACTCAACTGCGATTGCGTAATGAGCGTTCCCAGCCATACACCACCACCCGACAGAACGACGATTAGCAGAAGTGACTTCCAGTTACTTTTGAGAAGTTTCAGGGTTATCGCCCACATTGTTCACCTCTCTGGCTCGTTTAATGGACATGTGTTTCGATGCCTGGCTCTGAGCAACCCACGCGCCCAGATAAGCCCAGTACAATTCAGTCGCAATCTCAGTTCGGGTGACCGTGACCCAGACGAGCACAAAGGAGCTGATAAGGAAGGCTCCCAGAATGATGGTGTCGGAGGTGGAAAGCCGCCCAGAGCCGGGATTGGTGATGAGGTCACCCAGGGAGATCAGACGCATAACGCTGCCTTAGCCACGTCATAACGTGCCTGACGATCAGCTTGTCCCTGTGCTGGAGGGTTAATACGGCGGGTGATAGCCAGAAAACTGCCACTGTCGGCCAGCTCGTTGCAGCCGTTCGTCCTCCAGTACCATGCCGCACTTCGGGCAGCCTGATTGAAATCAAGCAACAGGTCTGGATTATTAAGCAGGTCAAGCCCCAGGCCTTTACCACAGTCCCGGTAATTATTTCGCAATGTGATCTGGATTAGCCCACGGCCGCGATAACGCCAGCCATCGCCGGAAGCTTCATTACCGTTACCACCCTGATTGGCATAAACGTAATTCGCCATTTTCTCTGGGTTTCGGATATATCGACGTGCAAATTCGACTTCAGCGGGTTCAATGATGCGGTTTTTATTAAGATCAAAATCGCTTCGGAAGATTCTGGCAACACGCTCAGCGTCGGAGTAATAGAGATTCTCGCTAATAGTGTTAAAGCCACCGCTTTCATGACCGACCTGAGCAATGAATGCCGTCAGCCTTTTTGGGGTATTAATCTGGAATTCATTAGCAGCGGCACAAAGAGGTGCCAGCCAGCGGGCAGCGACAACGGCTGAAATGCCTGCTGCCTTCTGAAATTGTGATTGAGTTAAAAGCATGACGCCATCCGGTTAATTAGGGATGGCGTCAGTATTTCATTGGGTTAGGTGCAGGATAAGAATGAGGGGGTTCAGTGGCTAATTATCAATATCAATAATCTGAACATCATCATTTTCCTCTAGATGTTCGGGCGGTGGGTTTTTTATGGAGTCAACACACTCTTTCCCTTGTTTAATATAGGACTGTGCTAGTGAGTTAACCGCTGAAGTGTTCTCTCTTTTGACAGAATCTATTCGTTGCATCCAAAGCGAGTAGGCTACTGATGGCAATGTAGCACAGTAATTGAATGGGGTTGGATTGAGAATAAGATTCTCACCATATAATTTCTTCGTTCTCTCTTCTAGGGCAAGGTAACGCTTACTAATAGCTATAACTTCAGGGGTTGTATACCCTAAAGCCTGATACATCTCAAAAACTGGGGCGGAATCAATTAACGTCTGTTGAGTATCTTGGAAGATTAGTTTTGTTTCTTCTAACTGTTTTCTATATGTTTCAACTGCATTAGCATTATCGACAATCTTTGCCTCAGCATGAAAACCAAGCAGCAATAAAATCAAAGCGGCATATTTCATGAGTATTCCTATTTAAAATAAACTATCTTGTTTATGCAAATCTCTAACTTTTTGCGATGCGAGCAATTCCCACCCAAAACGATCGCTGAATCCATACTTAGGACACAGTTCAGTCATCAGACGTAAGGAAGATAGACCTTGTTCACGTAAGGCTTCGAACTCAACAATGAATGAACGGTTACGCAGCTCACGGAGGGCACGATCACAGCGAGGAAGATAAACCGGAGGAAGGCCACCAAAATGTTTTGTCAGGATAAACGTATTCTCTTCGCCGACAGCATCTCTGAGTAGTCCCATGCGACGTGCACCAACGGCACGAACCCCCTTGCCAAACGGTATAGTCGTACCTCCAAGGGCTTTAATCAGCAATGCCGTTGCCGGAAAACCAATCAGGCCAGCAATATCAAGTACCGTTTCCGGCAAAAGCGATTTAACCTTCTCAAGTTCCATATACCCTCCGGATCAAAAAGCGGGAAGAACTATTGTCTTCCCGCTTTATTATTACTTATTGCGTCGTCTCGCGTCGATGACTAAAGCCTGTAACAGCTTGGTTAATTGTTCATCATCAAGCCATTCAATCACTTTTTGATGAAACATTCGTTCCGCTATGGACTCAGCATATTGCCAGGGGCGTCCCGAGTCTGCCAGTAACGCTTCAATCTTACTTAGTATTGCTTTACGCGATTTGGCGACGTTAGGCTTGCGGCCATGCTTCCTGGATGTTTTTCTGGGAAATCCCTGCTCATGCATATATTCGCGTAGTTTTTGTAATTCCTCAAGTGTACATTTCGTACTTGATGTTTTTCCGGTAATTCGCTGCATAGTGCTGCGATAGGTAGTATCATCCCAAAGAAGCCATTTCTGACCCGCTTTAATTGCCCCAATTAACGCTTTCTTATTAATTAACATGGTCACACCTCACCATTATTTTCACTGTGACCAGTCACACTGGTTAAGTTCAGCTTCAGACATTTCAGCGTTAACCAGCAATTATGCTCTCCCTTGAACGCTCCACCACAATGCTCTGGCGGTTTTGAACCACATTTTTTACATGCAGGAGTGTTCTCTTCTTGCTGTTGTAACTGACGAGCATCATTAAGCAGCAATAGTGCGATATATTCATTACGGCTATAAGGTTCACGTCCGGGGTTACGGTTTACACGGCCACGCTCAAGCGCGGCCAGCTCCTGATCGTTAATAATGATTTCAAAGCGGTTTAAACCTGATGTTTTAGCCTGGCTTGCTCGGGAACGCTGCTTACGCAAGCGAGCTCGTTCACGCGCTGTCATTTCGTCCATTTTTGCCCCCACGCCTTAACTTTTAGGTACAGCGGCCAGATAATTTTGTCAGCTAACCAAAACCCAATATTTTTGCTGGCCAGAATGAAGTGAACCGCCCAGTAAACACCCAGATAGCCACCGAACCCCAGAACACACGCTATTCCAAGCAAAATCCAGATGCTATCAATCGTGATGGTCATGAGTATCCTCCATTCCCGCATCGACAAGGATTAGACTGAATGGCCAAAGGAGCAGTGCAGCGGTGTGCTTGAGAGGTGACCAGACGTAATCTGGATTAATACGTTCCAGGACGCTGACCCAACACCAGCCCAGGTGAAAATAAAAAATAATAAGAATTAAAACCCAGCCGATATCCATTATTTAATCCCCCGTAACTTCCGATAATGGTCAATGGCTTTTCTCATTTCACTTTGCTCGGCCTTGCCGCGAATTTTCCTGTTATGAGCATCAAAAAACTGGAATCGAATTCGGAGAGGTAATTTGGGGTATTCAACAACCTGGCTGGTGTTTCGAAAATGCCAGATACGTCGATTGCCATTGTCCAGGAACTGGCATCCAATAACATTATTCACTGGTCACCTCCCGAGGAGAGTAGCGGTTATGCATAATGGCGAGGGTTGCTGTCTCCCATGACTGAAACATAAATACCAGACCTAACTCACGGCCCCGCTGAAATTCCTGCATTGCGCCCCGGCTTTTTTCCCATCCATCCAGGAGGAAAACGGAATCAGCCTGCTCCAGCATCGCCAGCGTAATTGCCAGATATTGTTGGTGTTCAAGACCATCAGGCAGTATCGCCGGATTCAGAACAGTGAAGCCCCGATCGGCCAGAACGCTGGCCTCGGCATCGAACTCTGCCCGGTTATAATCCTGATACCCGGACATCGGCCCGGCGATGAATACTACAGGTTTACGTTGTTGTTCTGTCATGATTTATCCCCATTGAGCATAGCTGCACGACAGGCTTCATAAGACTCGCGCATAACATCTCTGACCCAACCAAGCGGTTTACTTCCTCTACTTTCCAGCCACTCGTCGAAAGTAGGCACTATTGGTCTGGGTTGCGGCTTGACGTAGAGCGGCGTCACCTCCATACCTTTTGCCACCCAACTATCTGCTACAACACTGGAAACTGTAACAACTCGTTGATTGGCAATAGACCCACTGTCACATCGCCACGCCACAGGATTAGCTGAAGCTTGCCGCCATGCCTGAACCTCTCGGATTACACTCACAATATCAGCGCATTCCTGAGCGAACTCATGGTCGTCAATTTTTGAAGCATCCTGTTCTGCACCATAAAAATCCTGAAGACGAAACAGCAACTGCGACTCTGTTAATGGGGTGCTCATAGCTGGCCTCCGATGCGGATCACTTCAGATGGGGTGCCAGAGATACCATGGTGCAACTGCGCATTGCGGCCAGCCCGATAACCCTGATTAGCTGCATCATCGGTACCGCTGGCTTTTCCCGGTTTACGAGGCTCCAGTTTCTTCATGCCCTGACTCAGCTTTTTGCTGCGATAGCTCTCCATGAGAGTCTCTTCGGCCTCAGTGACGGCAAAGTCACTGATAACGGCATATGCTCCATTCACCCAGGCAGAACAGAACGTATCGGCGCGAGCCACTTTGGTGGCTGGTTTGATATTTTTACGCAACGTGGCGGTGTATTCACGACGGGCCTTCGCCAGCTGCTTGCCAAGAACCTCGAAGGAATATGCTGCCACCTGCGGACGTTCGTCCGGCCCGTAATAGGTGATGGTGCGTTTTGCTGGAGCATCCCAGCGCTCATGACCGTGGGTGGTATAGAACTTAACCCCGAATGCCAGCGCTATCATATGAGCCAGCAGCGCCATATATTCAGGCATCTTTTCAGCATGTGATGGGGCCTTCTGAGTGGATGCCTCGTTGATATCCATCATCGCCGCATCGGCTTCAGTCAGCTTGTGGGTTTCCATCAGGCGCTGGGCACGCCTCAGTGCGAGTGCTGCTTCTTCAGCACTGGAGTTATTACGCGCCATTGCCAGCAGCTTTTTAATACGCTGGAGATATTTCTCTTTATTTTCCATTACAGAACTCCTTAATTCAGGCGTAAGCCAGCCCCGGCGGGTTTACGCCATATTTAAAACAGATTTAATTAAAAGTTATTTCAGCCAGCAGGTATCAGCGATTTAATATTGGCGAAATAAGGTTCCTGATTTATTTCAACTACCGATACATCGCGGCAGTCACGAGCCTGGTCAACTGTGCTGACTACCTTACCGCCACGTAAAACCGGATTTGGCTGATAAATAAAGACGCTGCCAACCGGGTATCGCTGATTGAACTCTTTAGCTTTCATCCGGAATCCCCCAACCACGATTCGCCGCATGAAGACAGAACTCCATTCGCGATATTGCCCAGATAGAATTGACCTCTGTTTTCGCCAGGCTGAATGCAGTTTTCCAGGCTGTTGCAGCGTTATGGAAATCGCCAACTTGCTCAGCGAGTACAGCGCTGACTGCATAAGACATAAATGGACTGCATGGTTTACGGGCATGGGCGTGATCTACCAGAACATACATATCACACCCCCGCACCGGCAATATCGAGAGCAATCGGACGATATTCATCCGAATCACCAACACGTTCATACACGCGAATATAAGAACGGCTACCGACGACCTGCACAGCCTCACCGATTGCCTGCATGGCTTGCTGCCAGCGTTCATCATCAATTTCCAGGCGACGAAGTGCCAGAACACGCCCGGTATTGATATTGCCTTCTTTGTCAGTATCAAACGCCTCATTGACCAGCGCCTTCAGCTCCGGGCGGGCACCTTCTGTCCAGTCAGCAAGGCAGGTATCAATAAGCGCCTTTGCAGTCTGAATACGCTCGTCCAGGGCGATTCTGTCCTGCATGGCTCGCTGGATTTTGAAACGGCCATCAAAGCTGTAGAGCGTGACATTACCTTTTTTACCGCCTTTGGTGGCCCCGTATTTCTCAGCCGAAAGGTCGATAAACGCCTGAATGTCAGCAAAGGCGCGTGATTTCAGCTCACTCAGCGCAGAGGAAACGACAATCGCCTGCTCAACAAGTTCGCCAACGAGCTGGTCGCGATCGCGGTCGATCTCTTTAATCAGACTGACTGGCGTCAGAACGCCGCGAGCATCAGTCCAGTATCCCTCTGGAGCCTGGGTGGTAGTGTATTGTTTGATGGTGTTTTCAGTGGACATTGGACTTCCCCTTTTTCTGGATTGCATTACGGATTTTTTCGTTAACATGGCCCGCCAGGCCATACCCCACAGTGGCTGCGACCTTCTGGGTCAGTTCACTGTCTTTTTCATCTGGAACAACCTTACATTCCACGCTGATACCGCGCGGTGCATCAGTTATATTGATTACGACTTTTGCCATTTCAGCCCTCCTTAGGCATTGGTTTTATGCTTACGCTGTTGTGGGTAGCAAATTTAACAAACATGCCACCGCAGAACGGGCAAGTGCTGATGCTGTCCCATACATGGCCCAGTGGAGCAGCAGGGGTTTCGATCTCCTCGTGGCAGTGCGGGCATGAAAACATCAGCACCTTCCCACCACGCTCCTTAACTCTGGAGATAAATGCCTGATATTGCTGTCTCATAGGTAATCTCCTAATGAATGGATTCCGACCAGACGACACGGCAGCCGTCCTGGATGAAAAGGCCCTGGCGGTATTTACCTAATTTCCCATGGCCATATTCGATGTAGCTGGCTTTACCGCTGGTGAGCAGGTAATCACACATGGCATGGCGCTGAATGCGAATGACCGGCTGACCTTCCCGAACCACGATACCTTTCACTTCCACGCCACGAGCCTGGAGGGAAACGACGACAGCTTCGGTACGATACAGCGCTGAAACCAGCGTGTTATCTGATGTTAAAGTCAGCATAAAATCTCCTTAAATCCGGATTAATGGATCAGCATTTCGGCTATCTGATTGACGATATGACCGCTGACCGGAACATCATTCATTGCACTGGTACGAACCGCACCACGCAGCAGCTTGAACAGTCGACGGGCATTACCTTTTGACGCGTTGAACAGCGCTTTGCTCAGGTCTTCATTCAGGCCATCCGGGAGAACGCTGCTGGCGATGACGTCAATATCAGCCCCCGGCAGGCTATGCCCGAGGTTGAGCGCGAAACCGACACGGCTATAGAGCTGTACGAGCTCACCGCGTTTGCCCTTGAGGTTCAGAATCAGGCGAGGCATACCAACCAGGACAATGCCGATCCCCGTTTTGTCATGGATGCGGCGGATAGATTCCAGCGCACGCAGAGGGAGGTTCTCAGCTTCATCAATAATCAGCACGCGCCCGGAGTCGCGCAGCTTGTTGATGCAGGCTTCGCTAAGTTCATGCATATTGCCGCGGGTACTGAGCCCCAGCAGGTTGCAGAGTTCTTCCAGGACTACGCGTGCGGTGTAGCCAGGGTCGGCCTCAATCAGCAACGCATCCCGGTATTTAGAGACGTAGGCTTTGCAAATCATCGTCTTGCCAAGACCGGCTTCGCCGTAAAGCACGTTGATATCACCTTCGACGTGCGCCATGCGAATAACATCAACGGCTTTGCGCGTTGTTGGGGTATCAATAAATTTGACGCAGATACGTGCCGAACGCTCTTTTTCATGCTGACGATCGATAAAGCTACGAATATCGTTTTCCAGCGATGCAATATCGCCGTCGTATTTATTATTCAGGTACTGGCTGATTACGGCAGAGCTCTTACCAATAGCGCGGGCGACCTGCGTCTGGTTAAGACCTTTTGCTTTCATCAGTTCGACAAGTTCATTTTTAGCTGACATAATTACTTCCTCTGTTTTAGTAAATCAGCGGCCTGTGATGTCCAGTCAGAAGGCCGCTTTTTTATTGCCCTGACTTTTCAGCCACTCTTCTCGCTCTGACTCGAACAGGAACACGTGTTCCCGGTCATCATTAATACGCTCGGCATCTGATGGTATTAACGCGCCGAAATCAGGGTACATATCGCTTTCTGGCAGCAATCCTCGCGCCTCTGCTTCAATCTCTTCTCGCTGTTCGTCGATGCGCTTCAGACGACGCTGGCGGCGTTTCTCAACGGCGATATCCATCATGCTGGTTGGCAGCGCGGCACGCTTGTTACCGTTCCAGATGGCGGTGCAGACATAAGTACCGTCCATACGGCGAACGATGACGGCGGCAGGGTCGTGAATGTCATAGGCAACACGAACCTCTTCACCATCGACCTGTATCAGGTCAGCGCTGAAATACTGGTTGTTCATCAGGTCAATCCAGCCCCGCTGGGCGGTACGGCACATTTCTGGCATGAAGGCTTCGCGAAGCTCGATATCCGTCAGATATTCAATCTCGTCACCCTCAGTGGCCAGGACTTCTCGACGGTACTGTGCTGGCGTCATATGAACACCGTTACGCTTCGGTAACTCGCTGTGCTCATGCAGGTTGTTGTATTTGTCGACTTCCTCAGCAATGGTATCCAGCAGCATCTGCCATGAAGGCAGTTTACGCAGCGCATTACGTTGTACGCTCGTGAGTTCGCGACCATTCTCCTGAGCCTTAATCGCTGACTGGATGGCGCGACCAGTCATCCGGACATGCTCACGGTCGGCCCCGAACCCATTGTAAGTATCAAATTTGTTGGCGATCGCTCTCGGTATTACGGCGTTCAGGCGTTCGATAATCCCGCGAGACTGAGGTCGGCCAGGAATACTGGTCGGGTGATCAATACCCATGCGGGTGAAAATACCGGTGATATCAGCATCCAGCGTTTTGTTCGTTTCGCCGCCACCGTTATCCGAATAAACAAAAAGAGGTTTCCCGTGGAATTTCATGGCGTAGCGATAGGCATCCGCTACGGCGATGACGTTCTCCGAGAGCGCCAGGCTCCAGCCCACCAGGAAGCGGGTTCGTCCATCAATCACAAGCGTCAGTTCGGGCGTGAATGGGCGGCCATGGACCGGATGAGCAACTTTCATATCCAGCGATTTACCATCCGCAATCCAGCAACCATTTACTGGCATCTGTGACCAGTCACGTTTCTGGTAAACCTCAAAGGCCAGAGCCGCTGAACCGCTGATACGACCGCGAGCGCGTTCACGTTTGGGCAACTTTTCCATCGCCCGGCGAACGGCATCATAAGACGGGCAGACGGCGAGCATCGCTGGCTGTCCCGCATAAATATCCTGCCATTCAGACTTGAATGAGCGCCACGCATCCACCAGGGAAGGGCCTGAGAGTTTCCGCCAGTGGGCAAGAAAATCAGGGAGCCACTTAATCTGTTCAGGCTTACGCGCTTTAAGATGGCCTGGGGCCAGTAAAGCAAGGCGTTCGATACCAGGGCGGGTTGAAAGGTAAACAGACAGCCATTCCTGGAGTGTTCTTTCACCCACGCCACGACGGCTGGAGCCTTTACGGGCATTGGCAATATCAGCCGCAGCCTGGATGTTCTCCGGGAGTGAACCCTTGCGTGACTCTTTGGCGATGAACTCAACCGCCGATGCGCGAGACATACCGATATCCCGAAGGCGCTCAACCTCTGCGGCTAATAATGCACGCGCATCGGCGATCTGCTTCTGGCGTTCGGTAAGGTCGGAAACTTCACGCTCCAGCAATACCGGGCACTGCCGTAATAACGCCAGCTCATCACGGGTCGTGGTGACTTCCCGCTTTGGTGCCGCTGGAGCGGGTGAACAATCAGACTGTTTCAACACCTCCCGATAATGCCGGGCTTTGACTATTTCACGCGCCTGTTCAGGCAGGCAGTCGATGTGGTACTCGAATGCTTTGCTGCCAGCACGCTTGCGAACCAGTTCAGGGGAGTTGCCTGCACTTTTCTTAAGGCTGTATCGCAGTCCTTGTTGTGTTGTTGGCAATCCAGGGACGCCAACTAATTCGTTAACAGTCACGAACATGTCACAGGTCCTTGTTGTAACGGCTTGGCCAGATACTGGCGGGTTCTAAATTGAGAGCATTTGCAATAATGCGCTCTCCTTTTGGATAAGAGCGTGCCAGCGCATTTTTCAGCGTGTCGGGTTTTAGTCCCGCGCTGGCGGAAAGGCCGCGCATAGTGACGCCGCGCTTGTGCAGCTCGGCGACGATATCAATGCGATGCCAATCACGCTGTACTTCATTTCTTTCCAT